TTAGAAATTGACAAATGGAAGCTTGATGAAGAGTGGGTCGGACAAGCACAGTTATATGCTGCTTATGCAACAAAAGCAGTAGAAAAAGCTTACGAAAGAGATAAGGCAAGAGAATATCTTGATCTAACCAAAGCAGAATTAGATACAGAAATAAGAAAAGATCCATCTAAATATGGGATAGAAAAAGTTTCTGAATCTGCTATTTCAAATGCTATTCTTCAACAAAGTAAATACAAAAAAGCAAGTGGAGATTATCTTCTTTTAATTAAAGAAACTAAGATATTTGAAGTAGCCAGAGATAGTTTTGATCATCGCAAAAAAGCACTGGAAAAATTAACTGATTTATTTTTATCTAATTACTGGGCAGATAGAGACCTAAGGAAAGCAGAAGATAAAAAAGATGATTTAGGATATGAACAACTAAAAAGGAAAATGGCTAGCAATCCAAGACTAAGAAAAATCAAAGAAGAAAAAGGAGATTAATTTATGTCATTTTTAAGTAAAGAAGAAAAAGCAAGGATGAAGGAGCAGTTATTAAATCGTATTAAAGATTCCCAAGACTATAGTGGTGGATCAGGTGGAGCAAAATATTTTAAGCCTGATATTGAATTACCTCTTTGGAAAGCTGGAACAACAAAAGAAGATCCACATATTATAGATGTTATTCCATTTATGGCAGGAGCTAATGTTCCAAGATTAGAGAAACAAAATGTGAGGGAAGGAGATTGGGTATACCATATCAGAGTTTTTGTACACCAAAATATTGGACCTGGTAAGATAATGGTTCTGTGTCCTGCCAAAAACTATGGAAAGAAATGTCCGATCTGTGAAGAATTCGAAGAACGACAGAGACATGGTGAAGAATGGGATGAAATTTCTCATCTCTCTCCATCTCAAAGATGTATTTATAATATCGTGGTCATGGACGGTTATGTTAATAAAGCAGGTGAAAGAATCCAAGGAAGACAAGAAAAGAAAGGCGTCCAAATTTGGGAAGTAAGCTATAAATATTCAGAAAAGATTATTAAAGAACTAACAAAAAACCCAAGAGGTGGTGGCATTCCTATTGATTTCACTGATCCTGAGGATGGAAAATCTGTACAGTTTTCTGTTCTGGATGATAAATATAAAACGAACCAAGGACATAAATTTATTGAAAGGGATTATACTATTTCAGAAGAAATCCTAAAATCTACTTATGTTCTTGACGAAATTCTTAACCTTTTATCTTATGAAGAAATTTCTAGCATCTATAGTGGCGAAGAACATTCTGAACAGGAAGAAACTGAAAAACAGGAAGATGAAAAGCCTAGAAGAACAGAAAGTAGAAAAACAGAAAAAAAGAAAGAAGATGAATGTCCTTTTGGTGGTCAGTGGGCAGTTGACTGTGATCAACTAGAAGAATGTTTAAAACAATGTCCAGAAGAAATTTATAAAAAGTGTGGCCAAGAATGTGACCGATTACAAGAAGAAAAAAGAAAGCAAGAAGAGGAAAAACCAAAAAGAGGATTTAGGAAAAGATAATTAAAAACTGGAATCTGGATGTAGCTCAGTTGGTAGAGAGTCCCTGGCCTGGAACCAGGATGTCGAAGGTTCAAATCCTTCCATCCAGACCATATATTGTGGCGTAGCTCAGCGGTTAGAGCAGTCGCCTTATAAGCGACAGGTCGATGGTTCAAATCCATCCGCCACAACCAAAATAAAAAGAAAGAACAATATATGGATAAATGTTTAAACTGTTTAAATCTAAAAATTAAAAAATTTTTTTCTCTACAAGAAATACGAAATAAATTTCACGAACTAAGTTTAGCAACAGCAAAAAACTTCAGAGCAAATAATTCTTGCTTTATATTATGGTGTTCTGAACAAGCCCTTCCGAAAACCCATTATGTTTTACAATTAACTACTTTAAATTATGTGAAGCGTAGGATAAACTTAATAAATAGGAAAGATTGTATTTTATTTGATTCTATGGATGGAGAAAAACATGCCTTTAAGAAGAATAAAAAATGAAGCAAATGAAATAGAAGAAGAGATAAAAAAGAAACGAACAAAATTTGATTCTTCTTTTGATGCAAACGAAGGTAATTTTAAAGACGGTGTACTTTCAACCGGATCTACTTTATTGAATCTTTCCATCAGCGGAGGAAGAATTGAAGGAGGTGGTATTCCTGGTGGTGTTTTAGTTGAAGTTTTTGGTCCTTCTCAAGTTGGGAAAACAGCTATACTAGCAGAAGTGGCAGCATCAGCGCAGTCAAAGGGAGGAGAAGCTAAATTCGCAGATCCAGAAGCTAGATTGGACAAAGAATATTCCAAAATCTATGGCTTTAAAATTAATGAAGAAAATTATTCAAGGCCAAATACAGTCAAAGAAGTATTTAAGCCTCTAAGAGTGTGGTCCCCAATAGAAAATAAAATCAATGTTTATGCTGCTGATTCCTTAGCTGCTTTATCAACAGAAATGGAAATGGAAGAAGAAGAAGGAGATAAAAGAGGACAGAAAAGAGCAAAAGACTTTTCTGAACAACTAAGAAAACATTGCAGAATATTAGCTAATAATAACTGGGTTATGATTTGTTCAAATCAAATAAGACAAGGAGACAGAGGATATGTAACTCCAGGAGGAGAAGCCATTAAATTTTACTCTTCAATAAGAATTAAAATGTCACCTGCTTTCCCTGGTAGTAAAATCATCAAAAAAATAAAGAATAGCGCCGGAGTAGAAATAGAAAAAGCTATAGGTATAAAATCAAATTGTGAAGTCATTAAGTCTGTAGATGATCCTTATCGTGAATGTAGCATTTCAATTATTTTTGGTTATGGAATAGATGACATAAGAGACCAGTTAGAATATTATAAAGCGATGACAAAAGAAAACACTTTCAACTCTATAGAAAAATCTTTTAGGTCTTTAGATCAAGCAGTGGAATATATAGAACAAAACAAATTAGTAAAAAAATTAAAAGAAAGAACAATTGGAATATGGCAAGAAATGGAAGAATTATTTAGTTTTAACAGAAAGAGAATAAAAAAGGAAAGATAAAAATATTTAAAGAAAGGTAATATAATATGAAGATAAAAAAAGAAATAGCTTATACTATAACTCTCCTAGAATATGAAGCAAAATATCTAAAAGAGTTATTACAAAATTTTCAAGGAGAAGAAGAATCAAAAATAAATAATGAAATTAGATACTCATTATGGACTGCTTTAGATAGAGCTGGCGTTGAATAAAGGAGCAAAATTATGAGAAACGATTTAACAGATATTACACTAGTTGTTGATAGAAGTGGATCAATGGCAACCATTCAAAAAGATTCTGAAGGAGGTATTAACTATTTTATAGAACATCAGAAAAGCCAACCTGGAGAAGCTATTTTTAGTCTAATTCAATTTGATACAGAGTATGATTGGGTTATAAAAGGAGAAAACATTAAAAATGTTACCCATTACCAATTATTTCCTAGAGGACTAACTGCTTTATTAGATGCTGTTGGAAGAGCTATTTTAGAAACTGGTAACCGGCTAAATAAAATGAATGAAAAAGATAGGCCAGGACTTGTTATTATAGTAATAGTTACTGATGGAAAAGAAAATTCTAGCAAGGAATTCACTAAAGAAAAAATTAAAGAAATGATTACTCATCAACAAGAAATTTACAAATGGCAATTTACTTTTCTTGGAGCAAACCAAGATGCTTTTGATGAAGCTGGTAGTATTGGAATTAATAATGCAGCGATATGTAATTTTGATCCAAGCAAAACTTCTTTTGCTCATGCTGCATATTCAGCAAATATAGCAAGAATGAGAAGTGTTATTATGACTGGAGGTATTATTGATAACGGTTATACAGATGAAGAAAGGAGAAGTATGGAGTAATAGTAAAAAATAGAAAGGAAAGATAAAATATGATTAAAAATAAAAAACCAATGGGCAAACAAAAAGGATCAGCCTTTGAAAGAGATATTTGCAAGAGATTATCTCTCTGGATATCAAATGGTAATAGAAAAGATATATTCTGGCGATCTGCGATGTCTGGTGGCAGAGCAACTATCCAATTAGTAAAAGGAGAAAAAAATAAATCTCAGACAGGAGATATTTCATCTATTGATTTTTTAGGGCAAAAGCTAACGGACAATTTTATTATTGAATGCAAATTTTATCGAAACATACACCTTGAATCTCTGGTATATGGCGCCCCAAAAACTGCATCAATCTTAGAATTTTGGAAAAGACTTAAAAGGGATTGCGAACGTTTTAATAAAAAACCTATTCTGATATTCAAAGAAAACGGAAAAGAAATATTAATAGGAACAAGTTGGAGAACTATGGCAGAATTAGCAGAACTAGCTTCCATAGAATTATTTAAGTCAAAATCATATTTTGATCCACCCGATGTTTATATAATGACTTTAGATGATTTCTTAAAAATAGATCCTGAGAGATTGGAACTTTTATGAAATTAATTCTTGATTGTAATTATTTATGTCATATTGAGAAATCTGTTTTATCTATTGGATTATCATATAGAGGAACCAGAACAGAAATAATCTATGGATTCCTAAAAAGGTTATTGAATCTCAGTACAGAATTCAAAACAAATCAATTTTTATTTTGCTGGGATAGTAAAGAATCAATAAGAAGAAAACTTTATCCACAATATAAAATGAATAGAAGGGTTGATAAATCTGAAGAAGATATTGAAGCAGACAAAATAGCTTATAGACAATTTAATTTATTAAGACAAAAAATATTGCCAAGTATGGGTTTTGAAAATAGTTTTATGGTCGATGGGTATGAAGGAGATGATATACTTGCTTATTTGGTAAAACTTTATCCAGGGAATATTGTTGTTAGTAATGATGAAGATCTATTCCAACTATTAAACGATTGTTCTCTTTATAATGTAGTAAAGAAAACCATAACCACAAAAGAAGAATTTATGAGAAAATATAAAATGAACCCTACTCTTTGGATTATGGTAAAATCTTATGCTGGATGTCCTGGAGATAATATAACCGGAGTAGAGAGAGTTGGGAATATAACAGCAGCAAAATTTATAAATGGAGAATTAAACAAATCAACAAAGTCTTATTTAAAATTAGCAGAACCAGAATCTTGGCAAACATATAAGACTAATTATAAATTAGTTTCCTTACCGCTAGAAGGATTCACATTAAATAGAAGAATAGTAGAAGAAGAAACATTTTTGAAAAAAGATTTTCAAGCAATATTTATGAAGTATGGGTTATCATCTTTTCTTGACAGGGAGAAATTTTCTAAATGGGAAAAGCAGTTCCAGCTAATATAACTCAGCTTGATATAGATAAATGTGAAAAAATTATAAAAAAATATGAAAAAGCAGTATCAAAGAAAAAAGAACAACACAGGAATGAGCTATTTGAAAACACTAATCACATAATTAAAAAATGGGTAAAAAGTTTTTATTCCAAGCATAATAATTTTATAGAAGAAAAAGAAGCACTATCGATTACGTGGGATTGTTTTCTATATGCTTTAAGTAAATTCTCTTTTGACAAAAAAATAAATATTCAGCAACATTTTTATACATACACAAAATTTTATATATTGACTGATTGGCAAAAACAGAAAAGAAAAGTATTAACTGATAATGTAGATGGAATAAAACACAGCAATAACCTATCCGAAAACTGGGAGTTAAAATTTGAGCTGACCGACCTCTTAATTAAATTTAGAAATACTCTGGATCAAAAATACAAAAAAATATTTGATGATGCTCTCACATCTATGTCTAGCTGCAAAAGAAATAGGACTCACAATAAAGATGTCGGCATACCATATTACAAATATAGCGAAGCAAAAAAGTGCTACAGACAAATAATATATTTCTTACTTAATAAATTTTAAAAGAGATTAAAAATGTTGAAATTTTTAAGAATAAAAAATTTTAGAAGTCATAAGAATACAGAACTCCATCTGCACAACGGAGTCAATATTATTTGGGGTTTATCCAGGTCTGGCAAGACAAATATATTCAGAGCCTTTCATTGGTTGACAACATTTCGTCCCACAGGAGATAGAATAATTTCTAATTTTTCAAAGAATGAGGAGACATCAGTTGAAGTTATTCTGTCTGATAATTCAAATATAAAATTATCAAAAGAAAAAGACAAAACAGAATATAGTATAATCGACCAGAAAGATTCTTTTTCTGGCTTCGGCTTAACGGTTCCAAAAGAGGTAAAAGAACGACTAAATATTTCAGATATAAATATACAAGACCAACTCACAACCCATTTTCTAATTACAGAAAGTCCTGGGGAAGTAGCAAGAAGAATAAATGAAATAATAGAAATAGAAAAAGCCGATGGCTGGATATCATCTCTAACTTCAAAAATAAATTCAGAGAATAAAAAAATATTGATGCTAGAGGATGAATGCAAACAAATAAAAACACAGATAGATGATCTTGAATATTTAGATAATTTAAAATTGCTAGCTAATAGATGGACCGAAATAAATAACACCAAAGAAAAATTAGAAGAAGATTCACAAGGAATATCTGAACTTATATCTAAATATGAAAAAGGACAGTTAATAATAAATTCTTTATCTTCTTCTTTGAAAGAAATAACTGCCCTATTAAAAGTATTATCTGATAAAGTAATCTCTATTTCCAGTGACAGGGAAGCCTTACTCCTAATAGAAAAATTATTACAATGGGAATACTTAGATGAATATATAGTAGAAACAAAAAATTGTGAAGGATTAATTAATAGGTATTATTCCCTAATAGATGAAATTAGAAAAAAATATAAGGAAATGGGAGAAGTGAATAGCTTAATAATTTCTTTAGAAACAATAATTGATTCTACAAAGATATCAGAAAAAAATTTAAACAAAATAGAAATAGATATTAATGATAAAATATCACAATACAAAGACGAACTAAAGAAACTAAAGACCTGTCCAATCTGCTTGTCTAAAATAGATAATGACTGTATAAATAAGATTTTCAATAAAATGAATGTTGCCTACAAAGGAATATTAATATGAAATTTGTTTGCCTGTCCGACCTCCACATAACATGTACAAATCCAGAGAACAGAACTGATAATATAGAAGAAGTTTGGAAGAATAAATTAGGCTTTGTTTTTGATTACTGCAAGAAAAATAATATTGGCTATATACTCCAAGCAGGGGATTTTTTTGACAAACCAAAGGACTGGAAAACTCTTTGGGAAACGCTTAATTTTTTAAAAGGATGGAGAATACCGTTATTAACTATATTCGGGCAGCATGACACTTATTTGTATTCAGAAAAAACAAGAAACCTAACGAACTTAGGGATATTGGATTTATCAGATTCTGCCGAAGTATCTATAATAGGAAAATATCAGATAAAAGATATAGTTTTCCAAGGCTGCTCTTATGGACAAGAAATACCAGAACCAGTGGATAACTGCTATAATATTTTAATTATTCATAAAAATATTAGTAACAAACAACTATACTTTGGCCATCAATATACTTCAGCAAAGTCCTTTTTAAAAGAAAATAATTTTGACCTTATTGTGTGTGGTGATGCTCATTCATTTTTTATAGAAAAACATAAGAATCGAACAATAGTAAATACAGGCCCATTATTAAGACTTGAAGCAAGTAAAGAAATGATAGACCATAAGCCTTGTTTTATTGTGTTCGATTTAGACAATAGCAGTACAGAAATAATAGAGATACCACATGATAAACCGGATAAGGTGTTCACAAGGTTTGCTATAGAAAACAAAACAGAGACCAATAAAATGTTATCTGAATTTATTGATTCTATAAAAGTTAAAAAAGAAAACCCTTTAAATATTAGAGAAACAATTGCCCAAATAATACATGACAATAAAGTAGAAAAAGATGTGGTTGATATAATTTCTTTAGAAATGGGGAAAGAATAATGGAACTTGAAAAAATAGAAAAGGATATTAAACAACTAAAAGCAAGACATGATTCTCTAAAAGAATTTTTATCTATTGAAGAAGGGAAAAAACAATCTTTACTAAGTAGATTAAAAGAAGACTTCGGTATAAATAGTGTTGAAGAAGCAAAGAAAAGAAAGATACAAATTGAGCGGAAGATAAATGAAGCAGCTTCTTCAATAGACAAAATAAAAGCTGAAATAGAAGAAAAACTATCTAATATCGAAATATAAAGATTATAATGAAAATACACAAAGACTGCATAAAAACAAGTACAAGTTCTACTTTATTAATGAATAAAGCAGAATTTGCTATTGTAATTACATATAACAAAATCCCTTATGATCTTGGAGTGCCTAATGATTTTATTAGAGAGCCTGATAAAAGCAATCATGATCTTATTAGAGCATCCAATGAAAATTATTATAAACGGTATGAACAAATGGCAATCCAGGAAGGACTTAGAGAATTTTTATTTAGAGATTCTGACTGTCTTATTAGCAAAATAAAAGAAGTTATCATGGACCATAATTTGTTTAGAGACGGTCCAGATAATAGAGAGTTGCCGATCAAAGAAATATATCAGCTACTTTTAAAATTGGAAGATAATTTAAAAATTGAGATAATAGGATAGTATCTAAAAATGATCGATATTTTAAAATTACAAAAGTTTGTATCTGATAAAGATGTGGAAAAAAGGTTGTTAGTAGAACAGCTTAATCAAAAATCCATACAAATGGAATCATCAAAAAAGACACACAGCAATATGATAAAAGCTAGATGGGTCATATCAGAAGCATCAAGATTGTCGCAATTCAAAATTTCAGAGCATATAGAATCTCTGGTAACAATGGTTCTGCTGGCTGTTTATGAAAGACCTTTTAAATTTTTAGTAGACTTTAATATCAAGAGAAATAAAAGTGAGTGCAGTTTATTATTATATGAAGGACTAGAATTAAAAAGGGAGGAAATGATAGAAAAGTCTTTTGTTCCAAAAGATGAAGAAGGAGGTGGAATTTTAGATGTTATTTCTTTTGCCTTGAGAGTAGTTTTCTGGTCAATAAGAAATCCCAAAAATAGAAACATTTTTATATTAGATGAGCCATTCAGATTCTTAGGAGATCTTATAGAAAAAGCTGGAGATATGGTAAAAGAAATATCAAGTAAGTTAGATATTCAATTAATAATAACAACCCATGATAACAGGCTCAAAGAAATAGGAGATAGGTCTTGGCAAGTAATTAGAAATGGAGAATATTCTATAGTAAAACAGGAGGGAATTTTTGAAGAAAGGAGGA